TCATGTTGGACGATGTGGTCGCTCGACCGTTCCACTGCGGACCTGTCACGCTTTCACCTTCCCAACGTAATGCGATTTCGACGATGGAGACGAGCATCACTGCTGATTTGGATGTTGACGAGTTGTTCGTCTTCGGAGTTTACATCTTCTCACGCACGCAAAGGTTCCGCATTGTCATTCCTTTGACTGCGATAGCACTAGTTGCATCGAAATTCGTATTTCGATCTCGCACCGCTGCGTCGTTGCAAGATGCAACACACTACGCGCGAAACGCCGTAGAGGGGTCAACGATTCCCCCTGATTTAATTCCCCGATCAATCGCTGTCGTGGCTATCTTGGGCTTGACGTACAACATGTCCACTGAATTAGCCATGACCCACACGCTCACTCAACGGTTTTGGCACTCGATGTCAGTACTCAATCTGCTACTCGAGTTTAAACCGCAAAAATACATTTCGTGGTGGAGGTTTGTCCCTTGGACTATACTTCTCATCACTACTGTTATCACAGTGTGTGTCGTACCATGGGACAAGTGTGTGAACCAGGTGTGTCATCCAATTGAAATTACCCTCATTGTCCTTGGTGGGACAGGAGGGCTCATCCTAATTGTGTCGTGCGGTCTGTTTGCCCACCGTCACAACCTTTTACGCATCTCAGCGGTCGGTTGGTGGCGAGGACTCGCACACAATGAGGCTCGTACAATTGAACACACGCCTAACTCACAAATCCCTAGCGATCTACATGTGACGGCCCCGCTCATAGACCGTCGTATCGGGGACAGTCCCCATCGAATCCGCATTATCCATGACGTTGTGCCTGCTCATCCGGGCGGCCCTGGCAAGACTTTAACGGCCAGTGGTATCGCAATGTCGACATCTATGCCCGTCCTCACTCAAAACACTCAGGAAGCGGCTTATGTTGGCATACAACAACGTATTTTACGAGACGATTGGCGTGCGCCAACCCTTGAAGCACTCGAATTCCTCCATAATGTTGTTGATGATAGTGAACTCTTTCGTATCACTGACAAAATCTCTGACACTGAATTCGAGCGTGAACGTTACATTCGGTCACGCAAGGAGTGGTCACTGGAGATGCGCGATGCGCTCATTCTAGAGTTGAAGGAGCATTCTGATAGCATCGTTGCGCCAGTTAAGGCGAACGCCTTCGTCAAAGTCGAAAAAGGCAAGAATATCACCCAAGATGGTGTTAAAGCTGAGAAGCCTCGAATCATTCAGGCGCCCACCAACCTAATAAAAGCGATGACAGGGTCTGCTATAGGACAAATATACAAGACCCTCCTCAAGCGCTACAACGGTAAGGGACGACAAGCGGTGTATTACACTTCTGGTGTCGGACCTGACATCATGGGCAAACGGATTGACGATTGGCTAGAATCCAACGGTCTAGGATGGGAGGACGTTGTCATCCTCATCAATGACTTTGGAGCGTATGACTCCACTGTTCGTGGAGATCTCCAGCGTTTAACACATGAAATGTACCTAAAAATGGGCATGAGCGAACGAACCTTTCAGTTTCTCACTAGTGTTGAAACAGCTGGGGTCGTCAAAGGCGTCATGTACTCTGCCCCGCCGCCCACCATTGTTTGGCATACACGTGAGTGCAAACGCCAACCTTGCTCTTGCAACTTGCCATATTGTCCTGGTCGGACCACCGAGTTGCAATTGTGTTCGGGGAGTATGGACACCAATGTTCTTGGGACTGACGTGAACCTCAAGAGCGTTTATGCTTCCCTTAAACATGCTGAGCAAACAACTGGGACGGCCCTTAGTTGCTTTCTCATTCTTGGTTGTGGTGATGACGGTAACGTATTTATGAGGCGATCCGAATACAGTGATGCATTTGGGAAAGCCGCCTCTGAATACCTGGTTGATTTAGGACTCAAACCTGACCTCTTTGTTGCTCATACCCGGAGCGACGCTGAGTACCTTTCAAAATTGTACTGGGAAGGGCGAGATCCAACTTCCGGGGCCGTGCAAACGGTCCTTGGTCCTAAACTAGGGCGATGTATCACTCGCACGCCTGTTACCGTCACCCTCCCCGGTCACATGAATTTTGCCGCCACCCTTAAAGGTCTCATCACCGACGCTCACCATATACCCTTCATACGACAATATGTCGAGAAACAATTCAGCCTGCTTCGTAGTAAGAAGTGTGTTGGGAAATCGTATGAAGGTAAAGGTGTCGCCCACGCTTGGGACGAGACCCCGACTAATTGGCGCATTCTTTATGAAAGATATGGGCTCACAACCACTCACCTTGATGAATTCGTGTCCATGTTGGATACTGTGACCACGCTTCCTTGCGTGGTGAATGTTGAGTGGATTAACCGCGCTGTTGCGAGAGATGC